ATTATCATTATATTCCATACTAGTTTATTTAATTCTAGTTATTTTAACTAGTTTTTTTTCTTTATTTATTTAATACTAGTTTTTTATTACTAGTTAATATTCTTTTTTTATTCCTCCTGCTGTAGAATAAGTTTTAACAATGTTATTAGGCTTATCCTTAAAATGTTTTTTCATTACTTCCACATTTCTAATATCATCATCTGAAAATCCAATAGTAGGTTTTGATGGGACAAAATTATTATTAACATCGTCTTTAAAAAATGCCCTTTTGTCTAAATTAGAAGATAATTCTCTAATATATTCCACAAATTTGTCCATTGCACGAACTTTGGCTTCCTCAGGATTTGCAGCCCCTTCCACGTCATTATAAGATACAGGATGGAATTTACACATATCTAAATAAGTTTTAATTAACTCATCATCATTCATCTCATCTTCACCAACAAACGACCTATATTTTTTAAGATTCTTAAGAAGTTCTTCTTTATTAATCCCATTATAATCATTTATTATGTAGTTATAAACCGCCTGTTTTAAAGTGTTTGGTTTATGACCTCTCGCAGTGATTATTGAAAAAATTGACCCGTTATTAATCGCTTCTTTAAAGTCATTAAATGCCGGACCTTCTTCAGCCCTCATTGCGTCAATTAAAAAATCTTTATCCCCCGAGGTTCGAAAATTTTTAAATGGTTCATCACCATAACCTACAATTGTCTCACCTTTATATTGAAATGGTGATTTACCTAATTGATGTCTATATTCCGCAAAGTCATCAGTTGACATACCCACTTCATCACCCTCTTCTGTTTTAACAATAATTTTGGTCGGCATATGAACAATATTATCGTCCCAATCAAACGCATAATATTTCATATCTGGTGAACCTTCTGCTTTAAATCCTTCTGTTAAATTCTTTTTCATTTGGCTAAGGGGGAAATTTTATTCCCCCATTTTTTATTAAATATTCTCGAACGAAGCTCCTGTTGGAGTAATGAAGAATTCAATATCAATGAACTCTAACGCCTTCGTAGGTTTTAAATAGATTTTCCCTACTAATGTATTTCTATCTAAGTCTTCAGGTGTTGAAGAAACTGTTACACGGAAATCGTATAAACCTCTGTCTCTTCTAATTGAGTCTAAGATTGGGTTAACACTATCTAAGAATTGTTGTCTAACGATTTGGTCGTTTTGTTCAAACAATAATCTTACTGCCACCGCCGAAATCAATTTACGAGCTTGAAGTAATAATCTTCTTACATTTAATCTGTTCAATGCTGAATCAGCTACTTGTAATGTTTTGTTACCCCAAATTACTGTACCAACGTCTGCGAATGTTGCGATTGGGTTGATTCTACCTTGATAAAGAGTATCTCTATCTTCTTGAGTCAACTTAACTCTCGCCTTGATTGAATTCACAAGACCTCTTGTGTAACCCGCAGATGCGAACCAAGGGAATGCAATGTTATCCGTTAACGCCAAGTTTCTTACAACTTCACCTGTTGGTGGTAAATAGATTTGTGTATTGTTAACAGTATCTCTAACCAAAATCCAAGGGTAATAAGTCGCCGTATAGTTTGAATCAATTCCTGTGTTATCTAAGTTATCAACCGCCTCTTGTGCGTAAATGATATCTAAAGAGTTAGTACCATCTGGTGTATACATTAAGTAATCAGGAGTTGTTGCAATATAAACAGAGTCAGCTCTTGCATATTGTACCATATCAATAGTTTCTTCAACAAGGTTTGAGTTGTTAACATAATCAATACTTGAAGTTGCAAATATGTTAATATTTGTCGCCTCAGGATTTGAGAATGTCAAGATACCAAGTAAGTATGCGTAATAGTCAGTGTTTGCAAAATCTTGTGTGTTATTACTTACCACAATTCTCTTAAATAAACCTTGACCTGTCGCCGTTGGGTATCTTGTAGAAGACGATGCTCCTGCCAAGTAACCTGACGCCCCTAATTGGAATCTATCTTGGTTAGTTCTAAATTCTCTATAAACATCCCAACCATCAAATCCTCCAGCGAAACATAATGTATATTTTCTTGAGTAAATGAAGTAGTATGGATTTTCTTGAGTTTCAGGGTCAAATCTAAAGTCAGCTACACCACATTCAAAGGCTGTCGCCCCACTTGTTTGGTATGAGTTTGCAATTGTGACAACAGTTGCTCCTGAGTCCATGTGGAAACCTCTACTTAAGTAATTCCATGCTTGACCTGCGATAGGTAATGCTGAACTAACCCAGTTTGGTGGGTTTTGTCTACCTTTATAAGATAAAAACGCTTCATCAATACCAAATTGACTTGAGAATCCTAAGTAAGTTCTTCTAACAATATCGCCCGCCGATTCAGTTGCATTTGCAGTTGTTCCAAATGGTGGGTTAAAAATAACCTCACCTGGAAAATAATATTTTGTTTTGAATTTAGGTACTGGTGAAATATTTTCAGTTGATTCGTATTCTCTCTGAGTATAACCGTAGAACCCACAAGGAATTGCGTCTATAGGATATTCTTCCGCTAATTCAATCATAATGAATTTTGAAATTAATGCGTATTCCCCATTCGCACTACCGATTTTTTTCGCTACGAAATTGTTAGAACCTGCGTCCATATTACAATTAGTGAATTTCTCAATAACAACAGGATTTGCATCAGTATCAAAGAAGTTTCTAACAAGTACATCAAATGTCATGTTATTAAACGATAAGTTAGCTATTGAAATTTTTACCTCAACATTCGCTGCGTCTCCATCAGAGATTGAGATAAATTTAAATAATTTATAAACTTGATTACCTCTTAACTCAGAAACCAAAAATGGTGTTTCAGGTGATTGGTATTTTTCAACTTTATAAGCTATTGATTGTGTGTTTTCACTTCTTGCGTCTTCAAGAGCTACTAATTGAGGATTAATACCTTTAATATATCCTTGGTTATAAGCATAACTCAAAGAACTTGGATATAACTCTTCAACAAAGATTGGTACTTCATATCTTGATTTACCAAAATTATCTGTGCCTAAAACTTTAGTAATAAATTTAGATGATGCCGCTGATAATGAAGTTTCAAAAGAAAACGTATTACTATCATTAGTTATACCTGAAAGTAAAAACCCTTCGTATGGTGAATTAGTAATTCCTGAATATTGTCCAGTACTAATTAAAGTAACATCAGTAAGTCCTGTCACTTCATATACAGGTCCATGTTGGTCAAGGTCTGCATTGTTAGAATATAATGAAATACCTCTTGAACGCAAAGTTCCAACAACCATATTATTATATTCACTATAAGCAGTTCCTGAAAAATTATATGACTCTCCTGTAATAGTTCCTGTATAAGTGATACCACCATCACTAGTACTTAATGATGATACATCATAATAAAATGAATAACCAGCATAATCGTTATTTACATTTGCATCATTAGTAAACGCTGCGTAATACCATGGGTCATTTGAGTCTGAACTTAAATCGTTAGTATCTAAATTATTTGTGTCTGAACCAAAAACATTTAATTGATTTGAATATTGACTAACAAGACTCCAATATTGGTCTGAAGGAATTGCACCATACATAGCAACCGTTGTCGCGGAATAAGAATTATTATCAATAATAAAACTTAAATTACTATTAAAATCTTCACCATATGTTGAAGTACTACCATCAGATAATCTGTAAAGAGTATTGTAGTTATTATTTACTTGAGTTGGTAACGCTCCTCCAACAAATTGAATTGTACTTCCTGAAGAATATCCTGTGAATGTTGCCGAAAAAGCGGTTCCTCCTGTTGGTGAAATTATACCAATCGTTAACGGGTCAACATTGGCAGTAACTCTAATACTCCAAGATGGACCAGCGTCATATCCTGATAATCCTAATATTCTTGTTACAAACAATTGGTTAGATTGTTGTAAGTATGATTTGGCGATATACGCCGCTTCATATTTTGGTATTTGTGTGTTTACAAATTTTACAGGTTCAGTTCCTCCAAAATATGCTTGGAACTCGTCGTAGTTAGTTATAAATACAGGTTCGAATGCAGGTCCTTTTATTGTTTCCCCTACTAAACCTAAGGTAGTAACACCTACACTTTGTGCTACGAACGATAAGTCCGTTTCTGATGTGTAAACTCCAGGTGATACAAAAACTTTTTGATTTGCTTGTGCTGTTGCCATTATTTAATTAATTCTATTGCAGATTTATTTTATTGATAAATATTAGATACTAACACAAAAAACTTGACTTTTGAATATGTATTAGTAAACAGTAGGAATAAATTCTACCTTTTTTCTCACCACAAAAACTATGAAAGAAATCAAGAACATTAAAATAGACCCTAAAGTCCACGAAATACTAAAAAAGTATTGTGATAAACGAGGGTTTAAGATTTATAAATTTTTAGAAAATTTAATCGTTGAGACCTGTAAAGAGAAAAAAGATATCTACGGGGAAGATTAAACTAAGATATTATCAAACTTAATGTTTGATTCTAATAAGTTATTTTGTTTCACTACGGTGATTGATAATATATCGTTAGTAGTTATTTGAATTTTTTGTACATCAGTCCCATAATAGTCTCCATTAATATAAACATCGTAAGAATTTACATTAGTTGAATTTGCCCAAGTTAAATTTGCGGTGTAAGCAACAACATCACTTAAAGTATCATTACCTACCATATAATAAAAATTAGATAAAAATTCATCAGGGTTTTCAGGAGATTTTTTTCTTCTCTTACCAAACGATGATGTTTCAAGTTCTGTTAATAAAGCAACTCTTGCAATTGCCGGTTTAACTTCAAATTCATCTTCGTCAATTAAATAACCTAACATTGTAAAATCATAATTTTGAACATAATATTTTCTTGATTCAATACTCATTTGAGATTCATCAGAAATATTATTTAGTATGATTGGAACATATTGACCTTTTATAAATGTATAAGCTTGTCTTGATGAAAACTTTTGCATTATAACTTTGTTGAGTTCGTTTAACTCTCTCATTCGGTTACAAATAATTTTCACACTATAATTAATATCAACAGGAACAGGTTGTGGTATTGTGTAAATGTCCATACCTTGTTCATTACCATTCCAAGTTGGTACTGAGGCGTAATAGAATTGTTTTCTATTTGGGATTGTATATTGAAGAGCTGGATTAGTTCCAAATTTTACTTCAGGACTTCTAACTACCGTGATGAAAGGTGGTGAAGGGTTATAATCTAAATCAACAAATAATGCTGTCTCAACATATTGACTCCAATTCTGAGTTGTAATAATGATATCCACCATTGGTACAATTTTTCCTGCTGTGATAACTTGTAAATCATCTTTAACAAAATCTAACATTCCTCTATCTAAATCTGCATGTAAAACTGACTTAGGTAAATAAGTTCCATCTTCATTAATATATTCTAACAATTGTTCTCTACGAGCAGACAATGTCTTTTTAGGGACTAATGGTAGTGTTGGTATAACTTTTTTTGGTAATGGCATATTATTTTTTAACTACAAATAGTTTATTTTTTGAATTTATCATGTCAACTTCTTTTGCTTGATATACAGGTTCTTCAGTATTTTTATACACAAATGTGTTAAACTTGTATGGGTCATAGGTAACAATCATATCTGATGGTGGATTTGGAATATCATCACATGGATACTCACAATAATCAAGTAATGTACCAATAACAAATGCGTGAACATTTTTACTTTTTTCTTTTCTAACTCTATCCTTACCACCAGGTCTAACTCTAAATTCAACATCCCCTAACTTAACATAGTCTGCATGTAATATTACCTTACTATCGTATGTAACTGAAAAAGTATGTTTGTGTAAATTATAATACACCATAACTTTTTTACCTATAAAGATGGAATCAAATTGAGATTCGGTTACTAATATTTTCATTATATCCCTCTAAATTCATTTTCACTTACATAAGTGGCAACAATACTTCTGTAGAATGGTTTGTATCCACCATACGTGTGTTTATTGTCTGACCTAACATATCCGTCATCACTCACCACATAATATCTAATTCTATCTTCAGTTTCATTATACCCAATATAATCCCCTTGGAATATTTCAACTCCTAACTCATCTAAAGTTTTTTGATACAATGAAAATTTCATATTACCAGGTTCTTGTAATTCAACTCGTGAGGTTCCGTAATTTTTAGAAGTTGGTGATAATACTTGAACCAAACCTTTTAACTCAACAGGTACCATAAATTGTATTCCATCTTCGGTTACCTCACCGTAGACATCGTCAGTTTTTGTCTTATATCTATCAACACGATAAAGAACTATTGTAAAGTTCATATCACCCAATAACCATTCTTCCCCCATACCTATGTCTAGAGAGTAATCTTCTCCTCCGAAGAACTTACCTAATCTTGTTATTGGAACTAATTTTTGCATATATTGATAAATACCTTATAATTACTTATATTTAAAACAAACTTTTATGAAAATATCAACACCACATAAAATTTACATCTCTGATAGCCCAATACATGGGTTAGGAGTATTCGCAAATGAAATAATTTACGAAGGAGAAATCATTGAAATATGTCCTGTAATTGATATGGGGTTAAACAGGGAAAGTAGTCCGATATTAATTGATTACCGATTTAATTGGCCACAAGGAAATGATTGGACAACACAGATAGTCCCTACAGGTTATGGAATGTTGTATAATCATAGTGATAACCCAAATTCAAGTTGGAGGTCAAATTTGGAAAACAACACTTTTGAATTTTACGCAATAAAAGAAATAAATCCTAACGAAGAAATTTTTACATATTATGGTGATATGAGTTATTGGAGCGACGGTAGGACACATACTAATGTTACTTAAATGAGTGAAGCAAGTTTAGAGTCTAAGGCGATAACCTTATTGGAGACTTACGAAGGGGGAAATAATTATCTTATTGAACTTAAAAGAAAATCTCAAATAAATAGAAGATTTTATCCAACAAGAAGTCAGGCAGAATACATAATTAATAACCATGACAAACAACCAAAGGTTGCAAAAAAATGGGTGATACTTGACGCATATTTTGCTCAAAAATTGGCGGATGATAAACTTATGACTGAAATACCTGAAAAGGTATGGGTTGAAAAGTTACTTGCAGACAAAGAAAAAGCGTTTCACATTTGGGGTAGAATAACAGAGACACAAGAATTTCATGATTTTTGGTTACCAAAAGCAGCAATCATTAAAGATAATACGGTAAAAAATGTTGTTATAAATTACGACAAATATTCTCACCGTCCACCACTTGACCATCAAAAAGAATCAATCCAAAAATTAGTAGAAAACAAAAAGTTTATTCTTGCCGATGATATGGGATTGGGTAAAACAACCTCAACAATCATTGCGGCATTAGAATCAGGCTCTAAAAAAGTTTTAATTATTTGTCCCGCAACTTTAAAGATTAACTGGAAAAGAGAGATAGAAAATTATTCAGATAAATCTATCTACATCTCAGAAGGTAAAAATTTTAATGGTGATGCGGATTTTGTCATTATTAATTACGATATTATTAAAAACTTTCACACCACAAAAAAGAAAGAAAACTCCCAAATTCTTGATTCTAATTTTGATTTAGTAATTGTTGATGAAGCCCACTACATTAAAAACGCCACTGCCCAAAGAACAAAATTAATTAATGACCTTGTTAAAAAAGTAGACCGACTTTGGTTATTAACAGGTACTCCAATGACATCAAGACCAATGGATTATTTTAATCTATTAAGTTTGGTTGATTCCCCCGTTGCAAAGAATTGGATGGCATACGCTATTAGATATTGTCAAGGTTATCAATTTAATGCTGGCGGTAGAAAAATATGGAATGTGACAGGTGCTTCCAATCTTGAAGAATTAAGAGACCGAACTGCGGGTCTTACATTAAGACGACTTAAAGAAAATGTCCTTAACCTTCCCGACAAAATTATCACACCTGTATATCTTAGGTTAAAATCTAAAATGTATGAGGCAATTATGGGTGAGTATTATGATTGGTATGATAAAAACCCAGAAGAGTCAAAATCACTTACGGTTCAATTTACTAAATTAACAAAAATACGACAAGTTATTGCTGATGAAAAAATCACTCAAACAATAGAACTTGCCGAGAACATTATTGAACAAGGTAAAAAAGTTATTATCTTCTGTAATTTTACTGATTCATTAGAAAAAATAACAGAACATTTTGGAAAAATGGCTGTTAAACTTAATGGGACAATGTCTAAAACAGAAAAACAATATAGTGTTGACCAATTCCAAGAGAATGATAAAATAAAAGTATTTGTGGGTAATATTAAAGCCGCTGGTGTTGGTATTACATTAACCGCTGCCGAAGCGGTAATCTTTAATGATTTATCGTTTCTTCCTTCAGACCACGCTCAAGCTGAAGATAGAAGTTATAGATACGGGCAAAAAAATAATGTATTAGTTTATTACCCAATATTTGAAAATACAATTGAAGGAATTATCTATGACATACTCAATAACAAGAAACAAGTCATTGCAACTGTGATGGGTGATAATCAAAATACCGCAGACGCAGCCGAAGAAATTTTGAAACGAATTAACCAAATGCGTAATTAAATAAAAACTGGATTATTTATATGTAATGAATAATCTAATTATATGAAAAAAATAGAAGAGAAAATTCAACAACTCGAAACACAAATACTTGAAAACCACATCACCAAAGAAAAAGAGTTATTGATTACCGAAATGAAAAAAATAGGAATAGAAAAATTACCATACTCCTATTCAGCCCTCAAACAGTTTATTGACCCCGAAACAATGAACTTTCACTACAACAAACATTACAAAGGGTATGTAGATAAACTAAACGATGCTTTATCCAAGAAAAAATACGGAGATTTAGAGTTAGAACAAATTATTAAAACAATAGGTCGTTTTGATAAAACAATTAGAAATAATGCCGGTGGAGCTTTTAACCACGCATTATTTTGGAACATGTTAACCCCGACCCCTAAGAAATTAGAAGGGGAGTTGTTAAAAAAAATCACAAAACAATTTGGAAGTTTTACCTCGTTCAAAAAACAATTTGATACTGTCGCCAAAGATAGATTCGGTTCAGGTTGGGTATGGCTAGTACTCACAGCCAAGAACACATTAAAAATTATGTCAACTCCAAATCAAGATAATCCTTTAATGAATGTTATTGAAGGTGGGGGATTTCCAATTTTAGGTTTAGACCTATGGGAACACGCTTACTATCTGAAGTATAGAAACAAAAGAGATGAATATATTGTAAACTTTTGGAAAGTTGTAAATTGGGATTTTGTTTCTAAATTATATGAAATGAAAACAGAAACAAAACTAATGGAATCTGTTAAACTTGAGAAATTAATAACCGAATCTAAAGAGGCAAAATTCTGTGATGCCAAAGAAGTTCAATTCTACAGAGAACTTATCAACAATACAAAAATTAAGAAAATTTATCAAGACGGAGTAACTGACTCACTAAAACAAGTATTCCATCAATTTTGGGTTGAGAGTACTGATAAAGAAATGTCAGGGTTTTACGGATTAGAGTCTAAAGAAGGAAGGTCAATCCTTAATAATTTAAATACAAACTTCAATACGTTTTGTTTATTAACCAGAGCAATCAATATTCAGATTGAAAAATTAGGTAAACCCGAAAAGAAATTTGATTTTTCTAAAAAAGAAAACAGAACAATTACAGAAATTAACCGATTGGTTAAAGCGTTAAATCATTTTAAAACAAAAATATTCACAAAAAATAACGAAGAATTTATTAATATCATCAAAGTATTAAAAAAACTATGGGATAGAGGACAAAAGTCTGAAGATGAGGTATTAGGTAAATTCCAAAAATATTTTGGAGATTCTGCAAAACTTGAAAAACTTGGGGGTCATGGTCAAAAAATAGACGCATTTAAAGGGGAAGATTTGGCAATCACTTTAAATGATAAAAGATATAGAACACAAGTTAAACCATATTCCTCAATCACAAAAGAAAACAACACAATTACGGTTAAAGATACTGGTAATGTTCAACCATATAGTGTAGATTGGATGATATTTATTAATACAAAAACAAATAAAATTTTGATTTTTGATAATAAACCAATAAAAAACCATAACCAATATGTGTTTAATGATTCATCATTAATTCACGAAATAGAATAACTAATATATTTATTGACATGGCAGTAATACCGGAACCAGAAAGAAGTAAAATTTATACAAGAATTAAACATCAGTTAGGTGCACCACTAAGAAGTGTTGAACTTGAAGATGAGATGATGGATTCATTAATGGAGTTAGCCCTTGGGGATTACGAAGAGTATATTCTTCAATGGTTAATTGATTCACAATGGGTTAATCTTGTGAATTTAAACATGAACGAAAGGTCAGTTGCAAGAGCCTTAGTCACAAGAACTATGGATTTTGAACAACAGTTCAGTTATGCTTATTCTAAAATTGTTGGTCTTCAAACTGAAGGTCCTTGGGTTTTAAAGAAAGATTATTTTGTTCTTGAAAAGAATGTTCAAACATACGAAATTCCTGCAGGTAGAGAGGTTAATGAATTACTATGGTTTAGTGACCAACCTTGGACCGCCTTTGGAATAGGTGGTATGGGTGGTGGTTTTGGTGGTATCGGTTTAGGTGCCGACCAAGCAGGATTTGCTCAAATGGGTAATCAAGGTTCTTATTTTATGATGTCAGGTTTTGATTATTTAATTAGAATGCAAGAAGCAAATATTCTTAATAGAATATTAGGTGGTTCAATGACATATAGAATAACAGGATTACCTGATGGTAAAAAGTTAATTCACTTAATGAATACCCCTGGTGGTAAATTTAATTGGTCTAGCTATAGTCAATATGTGGGTAAAGCTGTATGGTATTGGTATTATGATGTTGAACCTGATAGTAGAGCCGATTGTTTAAAAAATAATCCTGATATTATTAAATTACCAACAGATGTACCTATTGAAGAATTATCTTGGGAAGACTTAAATGTTCCTGGTCAGCAATGGGTGAGAAGATGGTTTACAGCATATTGTAAAGAAACTTTGGCGAGAGTTAGAGGTAAATATAGTGGGAACTTAAAGACACCTGATTCTGAAATTGTAATGGATTACCAAAGTTTACTAACCGAGGCCAAAGATGAAAAATCTAAATTAATAGAAGAATTAACAGGAGCTGAAGGATGGTTAACAAGAATGAGACCCGATAAAGTAATGGAAAGAGAAGCGTTAATCGCAGAAAACTTAAACAAACAAATGAAGTTTAGAGCAATGCCTCGTCAAATATATGTAATTTAAATTTATGGCAATTATAAAAACAATACCCTCAAGAAAAATCATTAATGGTTTAGTTATAGACACATCAGAAATCTCAATAGTTTCTGAAACAAATTACCAAACCAATGGTGAATCTTGTATAGTTGTTAGGGGAGTTTCCGACTCAACAGTTATTTTAGACTCAAAAACAACAGACCATGTTGTAGTAAAATCAATGACAAGACTTACAATCATACCTGACACCGGTAAAATTGATGAGGACTATGATGAAATAGTCGCAGAAAGATATGCTTGTATTGAATTTAGGTTTGTTGGTGGTAATTGGTATATTTTAAGTTCAGACGGTTTGAAGCAATCCTAATTTTTCTTCCCAATTTTCTTCTGCCATTTCATACATATAATCAGAATTAAGACCTCTTTTTTCCCAATAAGATAATTCACCATCTGATAATGTCATAACTTCTTCCAAACTATCTTGGTC